TTTCAAAAGGTTAGGAGGTTATCGGATGACGACGGCGTCTTTGCGCCCGCACGTCCCGCGATGATAGGTTACATCCTGCCAGAAAATGTTGCGTCTGTCTCACACGGAAGTGTTGCAACAACTTTTCGTCAAATCTTCTTGTGGTTAAGCCGCACGCTGATCTTGGTGAGCGCGATCACCCATTTGCGCCATGCGGTCGTGCGGTCGCAGCCCAGCTCCCAGCACAACGTCTTCCAGCGCACGCGCGCCGCACGCTTCCACACCAGCTTGCGTTCCTCGACTTCCAGACACGTCACCCATTGCAGCGTCTCTTCCATCCGGTCGATGGCGTCCGGCAGCGCGCGCAGGCGCAAGGGGCGCACCTCCATCTGCAGGACCTCCATCTCGGTGTATTTGATCGCGGGCCACAGGTTGAAATATCCCTGCACCTTGACGGGCGGAAGGCGGCGAAGCGTGGAAACGGATTCCTCCATGCGGTCGGCGACCATCTTTGCTGTCCATTTTTCCATTACGCGCCTCGCTGTTCTTCGTGTTGTTGCTTCGCCCAATAGAGGATGGCCAGAGCGTCGGCCTCGTTGTCGTCCTCCGGCGCGTGGCCGCGCGTTTTGATCGCCGCGATCACAGCGTCCTTGTCGGCGTTGCCTTTGCCCGCGATGAAGCGTTTGATCGTGCCGACCGGAACGCCCTCGTAGGGGATGGCGTGGTGTTCGCACCAGGCCGTGAGGTGGGCGAGAAAACCGCCATAGGCATGGGCGGCGTCAACGCCGACATGGCGACGGACTTCCTCGAAATACACGGCGTCGATTTGCCCCGTGACGTTCTTGGTTTCCGTGAGCCAGCGTTTGAAGCGCAGATAGCGCATGCCGCCGCCCTCGAAGCGGCGCGGCCTGAATTGCGCCGTGCCGGACGCGATCGAGCCGTATTCGTTGAGCAACGCCCATCCGGTCGCGGTGCCGAGGTCGAGGGTGAGGATGATGGATAGGCTCATGCCGCTCTCCCGATTTTGAGGGAGAAACCGACAGGTGACACCGTAGAGCCAGGGAGCCTACTACGTGTAAAGAAAGACCTCTGGTCTTCCTTTACGTAGTAAGGGGTTCGGCTGCATTCTGCATTCTGGCGCAACCCACTGGTACGACAGAGGATTTTCCAGAGTGCAGGCAGAGTGCAAAATTTGCATTCTGCATTCTGGATTTCAGCTAACCCGTTGATCTTTATGTGTTCCTGAATGCAGGCAGAATGCAGAGTGCAGGATTCTGCACTCTGGAACGGGCTTTTTGCATTCTGGAATTTGGTCTTTCTCATGGGGTTTCTCCTTCGTTGTCAGGCCAAAGATCGGGAGCTTCCACGGGCAGGAACGAGCCGGTTTGAGCGTCCTTGTAGTGGGTGGGGAGGACGCGGATCAGGCCGTCCAGTGTCTGAAGCTCCATGTCGCGGATGCACATGTATCCGTATTTGGAACGCGCCGAGGGCTGGAGGCCGTAAGCGGCGGCGTTGCGGAAGAATTTGATATGGCGGTTGGTGGCGAGAACAGAGATGCGTTCCGAGACGGTGCGCGAACTGCCGAGTCCAGCCTTGCTCTCAAAGGCTTCGGCAAACTGTTTGGTGGTGAAAACGTGGCCGAGCCGCGCTTGCTCGTCGATGATTTCAAGGATGACATCGTGTTTGCGCTTCCGTTCGGCGTCCTGTTTGGCACCGGCTTCTTTCTGCGTCAGGCGATGATGGAGGCGGTTGATCTCAATCCACTGGCCGTCGATCTTGTCCACGATCTTGAAAGGGATGCTGTCACCGTTGCGCAGCTCAAAATAGAGCTGACGTTCGCTGCAGGATTCGTCGGGGCGATAGAGGAGAAGGCCGGAAGTGTAATAGCTGCGAAGGCTTCCTGCGCCGCTGAGCGCGCGAAACGGATCTTCCTCAAGAATTTTCTTCTGCATCTTGCTGGTGTGATGGACGATGACAATGCCTGCATCCGGATTAACGGCATCACGCAACGCTTCCACGCGCTTTTGCAGGAAAAACAGCATGGCGTTGTTGTCGTTCTCGTGCGCGTCAGGACGGCCTCCATCGAAGATGTTGCGCAGCGGGTCGATGACGATGATGTCGGGTTTTTCGTCTGGGAAACGTTCGTGAATGGAGGCGATAACGCGCACAAGCCCTTCCTCGTTGAGCATCAGTTTCAGCTGCGGCGTCATGACGAGGTTATCGAGCGCGGCATCGCGGATTTCGGGATCGATGCGGAGCTGGCGCAGACGTTCGCGCAGATAGTGATATTGGATTTCGGCCTGAAGGATAAAGACGCGCAAAGGGCGGGGCGGGCGCATGCCAAGAAACTCCACGCCTGCTGCCATATGAACGAGCCAGGAGAGGATAAAGTCGCTTTTGCCGACCTTGGGCGCGCCGCCGAACACCAAAAGACCGCCAGGTGTCAGCACGCGTGGCGTGATGATATCCGGCGGCATGGGGCTGGTGTCCGCCAGCATCTCGCGCAGGCTGTGGTTGGCGACGGGAACTATGTCTTGTGGTTCTTCTTGCACGCGCGGCGGTTCGTTATGACGCAGGCGGGAAAACGCGTCGCGCAGCAGCGGGACAGCGTCAAAGCCTTCCTCCACGGCATCGGCGGCATCCCAGCCTTCGGGCTTGTTTTCCGGCACAGCCGCGATGGAAACAGCGATGCCAAGATTCCTCAGATGCTCCGCGACTCTGTCGGCGTAAACGCGACCTGGCACATCATTGTCCGGCCAGATCAGAACCTGCTTGCCGATCAAGGGCGACCAGTCGGTTTTCTCGACGGGTGCGTTCGCGCCGTTCATGGCCGTCGTGGCGCAAATCTGCTGCGCGATCATGGCATCGGCGCATTTCTCGCCTTCGACCAGAACAACGCAGGTTGTTTCGGCGATGCCAGGCTGGTTGTAAAGGGGCCGCGGTTCAGGAGCTTTGCGTTTGCGGGCTTTGACATCCAAGGGGCGAAACTCTTTGCCCTGCGGCGTGTCATAACGGTAAACACAAGCGAGCAATTTGCCTTGCGCGTCGAGGTAATCCCATTTGCCAGTATAGGGGCCGAGATCATCAACAGGCGGGCCTTTGGGCGGCAGGGCTGGTCGGGACGTAGGTTCGGGCGCGGTGCCGAGCCAATCAGAAATTTCCGCGATCAGTTTCGGGAAATCGCGCTTGGTGTCCCAACCGCGCGCCGCCGCCCAGAGGGCGAAGATGTCGCCGCCATCGCCTGTGGCAAAATCGCTCCACAAACCGGCTTCAGCACCATCCAGCGTCACATCCATACTGTCGCCATGGTCGCCACGGACGTTCCCGATGTAAAATTTGCGCCCCTCCACATAACCGGCGGGAAACAGGTGGAAGAGAACATCCTCAAGTCTGTCCAGCAAGGTCGTTCGGAGCTTGTCCCGTTCGGCGGATAGTTCCTGCGGAGTCTTTGGAATGAGCTGGTCAGAGGCGTTGTTATAATCAAGCGACATGTATCGCCTTCCAGCAGCGTTCCTGCCAGGCACAGAGCTTGCACTCATGCCAGGCGGGGTCGAGCGTCATGCGCGGGAGAAGTTCGCCCGCTTCGGTCGCGGTGATGACCTTGACGGCTCGGTCGCTCATGCGTTGCGCCAACGGTGCGTCGAATGGCACAAGCTCATGGTGGAGTTCGGCGGTGTCTTTGTTGATGGCTGTGAACAGCGCGGGGTTAGCGGACAGACCAGAGATTTGGCTTTCCATATAAGCCTGATAGGTGGCGATCTGCGCCGCATAGACAGGTTTGGAGAGCGTCACGCCGTGCTTGACCGTATCTTTCCACGAAGAGGCCTTCAGCGATTTACATTCCCACAGCATGGGAAAACGCAAACCAAGCTCGGTGGGTGCGCCGTTGATGATGCCGTCCGTATGGCCTTGCAACCGGCCTCGCGCGACCGAGAAACCAAATTGTCCCGCTTCAGGATCGTTGCGCCGCGTGGTGTAGAGATCAAAGCCTGCACCGCGCAACCACGTCGCCGCCATATCCTCCAGCACATGCCCCATGGCGAAGATACGCAGCGTTCGTCCCGTAAAGTCCTTTTCCTCGTCTTTGGGCGTGTCGGTGTATTCGAATTGCAGGGCGCGTTCGCAAGCCACACCGAGACGTGAGGCGCCGAGATAGGACCGCTTCGGTTGTTTCCTGTTTCGTGCGACAAGTCCCGCGTCGATGAACGCGTTCACCTGTTCGACAAAATCAGGGCGGTGATTGTAATCCAGCATCAGAACGGACATCCTTCCGGCGGTTTGAGGCGAAGGAGCGCGTCCAGATAGGCAGTGACGACGACTTCGACGAGCGTCAGCACCTCCGCGCGACTATAGGCCGACAAAGACTTGTCCATGCCGATCTCGGCCACGCATTCGCCCAGCAAGGGCAATACGGCGATCAGTGCAGATTCTTCGTGGGGCAATTTGTCGATCATGCCGCCGCCCCATGTTTGGCGGCGTCGAACACAAGCTGGCGGATCTGGCGGCGGTTAAACTGGAAGGTCATCAAGGCGGAGGCGTGATAGCGCGTCAGGCTGTAATCTGTGCGGTACTG